GTCTGCCCCTCGTATTCCCTAAACTTATCTTCCTCGGTCTGGAGTTTGAAAGCATCCGCTTGCCCGCGAATGTCTATAAGCTGTTGTCCGAGTTGTTGTGCTTTTTCGGAAGGTGTTGCGTTTTCTGTCATCCTCTGTCGAAGTGCTTTTGTTTGGTCGTAGTAGTCAGCAAGTTGTTTCTCATACTGTTGTCGGTCTGCGGTTGCCTTGTTCGTCCAATAGTCCATTGACGTATAGTCCTTTGCATCAAGTGCGGCGCGGGCTTTCGCGGCGGCTGTCGTTACCGCGTCTTGTGCAGACTGCAGTTTATCTTTTCCCGCTCGTTCGTCTGCAGTCATTCCACCTTGCGAGGTTGCTGTATCTATTTCGGAACGCATTTTAGATGATGCGGGGGAACCCGGAATAAGAGCTTTCGCCGCTTCAAATGCTTTCATCTGTTCTGGGGTAAATGAAGAAGTGTCGAGGTTTTGTATCGGGACTATCGAACTCTCTACTGCACCTAATTTTGTTCTATTGTTGTCCACAATATCCGCGCCTGCCTGTGAGGTTAGAAGGGTTACGGGTTTTGCTAGTGGGGTTTCCGTTGGAGCAGGAATAAGAGATTTTGCACTATTGAAAGCGGTCATTTGCTCTGGCGTAAATGAGGATGTATCTACTTTGTTGATGTCGTAATCCATATCATTATCTATTTATTCTAGGAGCACCCCCATAACTTCTCGTTTTCTTCAACGCTTCAGAAGGGTTGTTTGACGTGTATTTTCTTTTCCATGCCTCATACTCATCACGAAACATTTTCATTTCATCATACTCTTTTAATTCCTGTGAAGCATATTCAGCCGCTTTGAATGCAATCCCTTCTATTTCATCCGTGTCGGCAACGAGAAGGTCGGTAGTTACGGTACTTTCTTCAAGATATGAGAGGGCAGAAGTCTGCCACCCATATTTCGTGTAGTAAACAGTGTTATAGATTTCACCGAGACGAATAATGAAGTTATCCACGCGCCAATCGGTATCCGCTGCAAGAGATGTGGATTTTGTTACCGTCAGACGCAGATAATCAATCGTGGCCGGTGCGACTGTCCCTGTTTCGGTTGCGCCATTCCAGTCAAAACGCAGGAGATTCCATCCATCATAGAATGTCGCGCCCTCGTTATTCGTAGTAACGGTTCTGCTCCAGTAATTAGAGGTATCGTTCCCCCAGCGAAGAATGAAGTTTGTGACCGTATCCGCTTCCGCATCGGAGTAATCGGGAATGAATACCCACACGAAGATTGAACCTTTTTCGTCATAGTCCGTGAGGTCAAGAGCATCCATTGTGGAGTTTTCTATATAGCCCGTTGCCGCGCCCGCCGCCATATCAAAGTTGAGTGCGCCTCCGCCCGTGATGAAGTTATCATTATCCAGTGTGAGGTTGCTTGCATCTGCTGTTGCCGCCCACGTGCCATTCGCAGTCAGTGATTCGCAAGAATGAAGCACTAGATTATCCGAACCCTCTACTCCGTCTATTCGCAGGAGTTTGCTAAAGTTCTCATCTCGTAAGGCAATCCTGTGTTGTGAGAGTCCTTTTGTTCTATCAAAATCATCATCATCTATAAGTGTCCAGCGTTCCATTGAGGAACGATTGACTTGCTTTCGGAGGTCTATAATTTTCTCTCCTTTAAGGTCAGTTGGCGCGGCGTACTCGTACACATCCTCGTACATATTCGGAGAGAGTTGTGCGCTTCTTTTGCTAGAACGCAAATCCACTTCTCCAAGAACAGTCCGAACGGCACGATTAGAAATTACTTGTCTGTCGTTGCACTGTGCGAATTTTTGATGAACCATTCCATCGACCATTTCGTAAAAATCACTTTGACTATAAATTGGAGTAGCCATATTAGTTTTTATTATTATACAACATTATACTTGCTGTGGATTAGTAAGAGACTTATACACAGGTATAAGTTCGTCTATCTCAACCTCATGTCCACGCAATTCTACTTTTAGTTGTAGGAACTCTCCTTGTAATGAAGAAGGTATTACAAGTTTCTGTGAACCAACTGATGTGGAACTTATAGTTTCTATTTTCGTCCAATTATCAAAACGGAACAATGCGCCGCGACTTCCCGCAGTATTGAGAGAGGGGAGTGCTTCATCCACAGTAACTGTAATCGTTGCACTTCCGTCCGGCGTTGTGGATAGGGTACTGATGTGGAATAAACAACTCGCCCCATTTCCTCCAAGCACTTCCACTTCTTCTCCAACTACAACACCAGTTGGGACAACAGCAGTAAACGTTGTTGTTGATGTCCATGTCCCATCAACCTGAACAACTGCTCTTGAATTATCAACAGTGACATCTCCAAGTGCGAGAACTTTAGGGTCTACAACTCGTGCCTTTACTACAATACGATTTCCTGAATCAACGAATCTTTTGAATTTTACCCATAATGCTTCCCATATAGCACTAATCTCTAGGAGATTGAGGTGCGTTGTAACGAAATATCCTCTGTTATATCCAGTGCTCTCATAACGAGCTTTGTTTTCTACAGTCCTAAAAATTCCATATAGAGATGTGCCTGTATATGCTGTATAGATAACCGCACCAGCTATTAAAACTGGTTTAATGCTTGTTGTTGAAGTAAACCCACTGAACAAGCCACCTACTCCAGCACTGGTTGGAATCTGCGCCTGTCCGAAGTCAGGGAACGTTGCGGTTGCTCCTACATCAGTCGCACCAATTCCATATTTATGGTTTAGATTTTTTGAGATTGTATCAAACTCCCAAATACCTGCTCTAAACTTCCTAGAAGCAACTTGTGCAGTATTTGACTGGTCGTTTGCAAGTATGGATACATTTTTACTATTAACTGATACCCCATAAGGACTAATATCAAGAGAAGAAAGTTGTTCCTCTGTGAGGGGAAATTGTTGGTCTACAACAAATGAACCTCCGGCGTATCTGTAGATATACCCATAGTTTGTAATAAAATAAGGGATGTTTCCAACAAGAAATCCCGAAAGAGGATTATTTCCTACTAAGTCATATTCATTATTATATGTGAGGGAATATCCATCCCATTCTATTATCTTACAATTCGTTCCAACAAGATTTGTACATCCTATCCAAAATCTATCTGACGAGGTATAAATATTCCGTATTGAAAAACCATAAGGAATCACTAAACGTGAATTTGTCACAACATCGTTCTTATCAATCGTCTGAAGCACACTTCCGTTACCAATTGCTATAATCCTTTGAAGCCGAGCAATCGGATGAAGCGTTCCTGTCGTAAGAACAATCGCAGGAGCCGCCACTGTCGTTCCCCAATCCACATCCCATACGTTCGCCGCTCCTGTTTTATTCAATATAGCAACGTCAGTAGGTAAACATGCAAGCATTCGTTGTTCTCCATTCGCACTCTCGTGTATTTCAATATCTAGAACTGTTGTTGGGGCGGTATCGCTTGCTAGTGTGTCTTCTGCCCATGTTCCTACAATAGTCGCTGTTCCCGTTTTAAATAGTCGTCCTCCAGTTACTCCGTTCCCGCATACTGCCCAATATCTATCAGTCGCATCTGCATTTGAACGAATGAACTTTGTTGGAACAACAAGATTCGTCATATTCGTATCGCCAGAATCAACATGTTTTAGCATCTTGTCAGACAAGAGAATTCTTCCAGATGAAGTGGAAATATCTATATTCCGTGTATAGAGGATTTCTCCGATGTAATTACCGGGAAACCCTGCTCGCCACCGATGCTGTCTTAGTTTTTCAATCATATAATTTGTATTTGAGGAATGAATGTGGAAGGTAGAATTTCTACAGCATATAAAATCTTATGAGTAGACCCAGATTCACCAGTAAGATTTTCCCAAGACATTGTTATATTTGAACCTGCGTGAGATAAATACGACATACCAGCAAGATGATTTACACCAGCTCCCCATAATCCTTGATTATTCATCTTTTCCACTTGAGGAGAAGTTACATTTCCAGTTGTAACACGAAGATTTGCGAAACCATCAATTACTATTCCTTCTGTACCCTGAACCGTAACTATTGTCGTAATTGGAGTTCCAACGCCATCAGTTGAAGTGCTATTACTTCCTCCTATCGGGTTATTTGTATTTACTCCAGAGAATGTAATCACCCCAGTTCTATATGCTGTTACCCCTCCACTGAATAATGTCGCTATATTATTTGAACCTTTTGCAGGATTTGCTAGATACCCAACATATAATCCTGCTCCATCATTATTACTTGCATGTAACTGTGTTAGAGGTTCGCCAGCATACGTTGCATCAGTAACTGCACCGCCCCCTGTATCCATTGCACAAACTAAAACAAGAAAGTTTCCTCCAACATTATTAAATGCCCAAGGAGTCGTACCTGCACCTGTCCCGGTTTCATTACTTTGTCCGAATGAATCAAATGTAATCATGATTGAATACTTAGATAGACAGAAAGTCCTTTTACACCTGTTCCAGCACCATCAACGTCTATAGCAATTCTGTCACTCTTTGACAACTGAGCATTTGTGAAATTGATTAGTGGAGGTGTCGCCGCCGTATAACTATCAAACTCGCTTGCATCTATTGTTATTGCTGTTGTTAGTAAATCAACTGAATCAGTAACATTTCTTATCTGAACAGTTATTACTCCCGAAGAAGATACTGTTGTCACGAAAGCATGAGCAGCTATCAGAAGAGTATTATCTAACTCTTCAGGAACATTGAAGATAACTTTCCCATCTCCCGTCGTCAGAACAGTCGCGTCATCTAATACTTTGAGAACAATAATTCTACCAACATTCGGCCAACGTGATTGCGGCCATTTTGTTTGTAGAATTATTCTCTCAACTACTGAAGCTGAATCTTTGTCAAGTGGATAGAATAGTTGAGTTGGTACTGACTGCTGTTCGGACATTTTAGTTCTGCTTCTGTGCCACGAACTCCGCCCAGACCGCGCTAGATGACGCTACTCCTGTTGCAATGAGTTGATAGGGAACCACAAACATCACCCTCACATATCTCGTTGGAGTCGGGATTTCAATTTCACGAAGTCCGCGCGATGCTCCACTCGTTCCGAGTCCTTGTGTCGTAGAAGCGAACTGCCAACGTGCAAACGGCGATGTCGCAGCAACACTCGGATTTGAGACAGTTGAGGTCGCGTGATAGTACCAATCGCACGAAGTCGGTGTCGTGATGCAATTACCACTCTGCGCGTATTCCAAGTACATATCCTGCGTAGAATTGGTAGACGATGCAGTGAATTGCCATAGGAGCGTAGCTGAATCCGCACCAAACGGATTTCCGTTCGCTTGAGAGTCAAGATAATAAGTCGTAGTTGCTACTCCCACGCTCATATACGAAACCGAAGTCGTAGCTGTTGTACCCGTTCCGTCATTCTGCCTCAAGAAGAATGATGGATTTGCTTGTACGAACGAAATTCCGAACATAAAAACAATCGCAAGAATCAATGCGATAACTACCGTGTATTTTAGATTTATAGTCATAGATTGTTAATTATTATCGGGCGGCGGCCCGTGTCCTATCCTCCAAGAGTTGAAGGATAGAGACGAGTAACCTAGTCCGCGTTCAAATACGGCGTATAGAGTGCCGATATATCAAACGTAGATGTTGATGTGTACTGTCGCATAAACACGAAGCACGCAGAACCCATTGCTGGAATTGCCAACATACCTGACGGCACTCCTGCTGTAGTTGTAGTTGCTACAGTTTCTATATCAACACCTGTACCACCAGCGAATGTGATTGTCGCTGCATTGGTCGTTGTTGCATTGAAGACACAAGTCCTTTGTGTATCTCCAGCAGTTGGAAGCCATGCGCTTGCTGTTGAAGATGCAAAGAAAGTAAGTGTTAATGCACCAATATTAGGTGTTAATACGATACTGTCATAACCATTTACATCAGACAGTTTTAATGTTGCCGCTGTCGTAGCTGTTGATGTCGCATTTGTGTAACTATGAAGCGTTCCTGCGTTCGTGGTCAAAAGACCAGAAAGCGTAGAAGCCGCCGCAGTCATCGCACCTGTGATAGTAAGTGTCGTACCGCGAACCTCTCCCACTACAGGAGAAGTCGTGTCCGTACTAATACCATTCGGCATACGAGTACCTGTCGCACCAAACATATTCGGAGAAGGAAAAATCCAAGTCAGAATGATTGCTAATAGCGCAATCACTCCAGACCATTCTTTAAGAGTTTTCATGGTGTGATTGCAATTACGCTATTAAGCTGCGCCCGTGGCACTGACAATTGCCGTCCAGGTACCCGGGAAATGCGCTTCCGAGAACTTCGCACGCATTACATAGGTATCATTGTCGGTGTACTTCGGCTCAAGCATTGATGTCTCAAGACCCGATAGCACCTTGCGGCGCACCTCGTGATTTCGCCCAAGAAGGGTGAATGTCGTGTTTGCATTCGATGCTGAGTTATAGGTAGAACCAAGGAAGATAGATGCCTTCAGGCGTACCTGTCCATAATCCGTCTCAAAGACGTTGATGTTGTTCTCACCACCCCCTGGCATAAGCGGAGAACCGAGTGTCTCACGCGCTGTCCTGTAGAGAATGAACGGAACCACGAGTGCCTCAAACTGATGAGACCCCGCATCGCCATCCTGTCCTTTCTGATTCGCAAGCGACTGAACATCAGTCCACAGAGCGTCTGCGGTCATTGCGGCTGTCTCAAGATTGTCCACTGTTACACCCGTGAGCGTTGTGTGTGAGTCCGAAGCAACCGCATCTCCGTCAGGAGTTGTGTTGATGGAACCTGCAGTGAAATCGCCGTAGGTGTTGATAATGGACTGATGGTCTTGAGTCGTGCGAGCGCGATAACCGATTTGCTGTCCGATTTTCTCACGTTTGCCTTGCTGTGAAGTTTTGAACGCCTCCCAAGAAATAGGGACTTGTTTCGTGTACTTCGTAACACGCTTCGTCTTTGTGTTCCCGATACGGGTCGAGGTAGAGACGATTTCCTCTTGCTCACCGGTTTCCTCAAACTCACCAACATTGGAGTCCTCATCGTAGATGAAAGCCATACTATCAATTGAATCTGTTTTGAAGAAGAAACCATCCTGTGCTGAGAGATACGCGGGTACCTGTTCGGCAGTAAATGTTTCGTACATCACTTCATCAATCGCGGTTTGACAATCATCACTTGACAAGTTCGCTGTGTGTCCTCCTGTATAGGCCAAATTATACTTTTGATACTGACACTAAATCCTGAAAGTAAGGAGATAGCCGTTTCTCTTCCTCTCGTCCTCTTGGATGATGAGCGTGGCATAAAGTGATGCCGTTGTTAATTTTATAACGCAATTCTGGGTAATCTTTCCAATTGAGAATGTGATGTGCCTCCAAGCGACCACTACAATCGAGATTAGATATTCTACATTTCCAACTATCTCTAGTTTTTACTGAAAACATCCATTCTCTATAACATCCGTCAAGATGTTTATTCTCATTTTTCACTAATTGTGTTCTGTCTTTAATCCATTTCCAGTGTTTTTCACCAGAAAGAAACCCCTCATTCCCTTTATTCCAAGAAGCATATCCTTTCTGAAATTCAGTAGTCGGAGAAACCCTTTCACCTTTCTTGAATTGAGTGGATTTACTTTCGGAATTATCTGCTAACTTATTCCCCTTCTGAAATCCCATTCCTGAATATTTAGGCATCGTAGATAGTTTAAGTCCCTTATTCCAAGCGACTACTATCCCTTTTGTTCCTTTATTCCACGGGATTCTCATAAGAGAACTAGGTGATGTCCTTACGAGACACACCACGAGCGTCAACCGTACACTGAAGAGCCGAACGAGCGACGTTGTACCAAGCGACTGTGAATGCCGCCGTATCTGCGCCTGCCGGTTCCCATGTGTAGACACTTGATGTGAGGTCTATCATGTAGATGTCATGCAGAAGGCCGATTGCCTCTGACTCCGTGTCTGCGGTTGATGCTGTTTTTGCCTTCGCCTCAATTCGAGTTAGTTGTGCGAATGGCATATCAACTACAGTACGATGTGCGACAATCGTTGCATCAGTCGGAGAAGTTACCTCCATGTCTTTTGCAAGAATGCCCACGAACTGCTCGGTAACGACTGTTACGTCGTCATCTACAGCAACGACAATTACGTTCGACGATGCAACGCCTGACGTATGGGTAGCTGTGTTAATCATCGGTTCGCCCACATAGCCACGAGTTGCGCTCGCCGCAATTCGGAATGGCTGTCTCATGCACTGCCCTATCACTTTCATGTCTCCTTTCGCCATAATTTAATTTAATTAGTTCGGTATAATAAAATACCTCCGGGAGTTTTATCCCTTTCCAATAAGTTCTATATAAATTACGAGCTATTTAGTCCAAGCTTTCGGCTGTCCTGGCGATGGCTTTGCGTTCCTGAAAAGTGTCTTGCCGCTCGGTAATACTTTTGAGTAGATGCTTCCACCTTCATATTTGTATCCTTTGAGTGGAGAGTTTTCGGGAAGCTTCGGTACTTCGTTCGGAAGTCCGTCTCGGTGTTCACCCATTGAATCGTTGGAAATCGTATCTTTGGCTCGTAGAGCGCGGGCGAGTTCGTTGTTCTTGGCGACAATTTTCTTTGAATTGAGACCGCCTATAGCGAACTTCATGTCCTCCTCTAAACTGCCTGTCGGGATAACACGATTCTTCCAAAATAGGACAGCGGCTTGCGCTTCTGATTCTGAAGATGTGTTGGTTCTGGCAATATCCAAAGCACGACCTTCCTGTGATTCTTTTTGGGCTATCTGGCGTTCACGAGCGAGGATAGCAGGGAGTTCCTTGGCGGTGATTGGCTTGTCCTCTTCCGCTTCAGATGCCTCTCGTGCTTCGCGCTCCTCGTCTGTTTCCCGTTTCTGCCGTGAGGCGTTATATCGGTCTTCAGCGAGCAAGCGTTCAGCCGCTTCTCTGCGCTCGGTTTCCGCCTTAGCAACAGCTTCGTAATCTATTTCAAGGTTCTGTTGAGAAGCTTCGGCTTCGGCTTTCGCTTTTGCTTCAGCATCTGCTTTTTCCTTTTCTGCCTGTTCGGCTTCAGCTTGCAGTTGAGCTTGTTTCTCTTCTTCAGTCATTTTGGGACATCGGGACTTTCCCCGTGGTCATTTATTTGTAAGCTTTCGCATTCCCAGTTTACCGTCTTGGAATGGGACAGAACTTTATTTACTCATTTCTACCAGTTTATCATCTATTACCCTTGTCAAGTACCCTGTCAACTGAGCAATTCGTAAATCATTCGCAGTTGTTCCTTTTTCTAAAAGCGTCTTCGTGGCGGCCCACTGCATCTCTGATTTAAGAACCTTCCAAAGTGTGGACTCTTGGAATGCTTTGGCTTGCGACTTGAGCGTGCTTATCATATTCACGTCCAACTCTTTACCTTTCCATTCCCATGTATCTTTCTTGATAACTAGGAAATCATCCTTTGTGAGAGTGTGAAATACATCTCTGATGATAAAACGGATAAGATGCCTTTGAAAGAACTCACGCATAGTTTACTTCTTAAACTTGCTTTTCGATTTCTTTTCTTTTACCTTCTCTTCTTTCTCTGCAACGACTTTCTGTATTGTCGAGACAGCCGATGCGAGGTTCGCCGGATTATCCACCTCTATCTTCTCCCCGCCAATGTTGAAGATATACACCACTTCTGGCTTCTCTCTAGGACACTTCTTTTTGAAATCCCAGAATGAACCTGTCTTTATCTTCACGCCGTCCTTGGTGATGTATCCTGCGATTTTGTCGTATCGTGCGAGAACGAGTGAGGGATTTTCTCGCGCTTCTTTCTCTCCCATTCCCCCGACAAGCGAACCCTCGCGCCCTAATTCGCCGTTGATAACGCGTTCTATCTTTTCGCTGTTCTGAAGAACAAACCCGTCTATTTCTGCAAAATCTGTTTCCATAAATTATTTTATTATTGTGTAATCATAGCACTAACCAGTTGCACTGGCCGCACCGATAGCAGGGGACAATGTCTTCTGCTTTACCTGCGCTCCAAAACCATCACTGCCCATCGGACTCGGTATTCCCTGCATTTGTGGCTTTTGAATAAACTTGTCCGCCTTGCTGTGGAAGAATGAGTGGAACGTCTCGCGCACCAGTGCTTCTTGGTCAACATACGGATTCATTCTGAACTGCGCTTCAAGAGCCATCAAGAGTGCCTGCATTGTTTCATCACTTTGCTGGAATACTTCTTTGTAGTCGGCTCTTGCATAATACTTCATCTTGGCGAAGATTTCGGGATTCGCTTTCAGTATCGCCATTTTGTTCTTCTCGGATTCTTCATAGAGATTAAGATTCGCCATTCGCATCTCGTCCTCGGTCATTTCCTTGCCGATAAGGTCTTCGCTGAACATCAATTGTTTGGACATTCGTTGTCCGCCGACTTCTTTATTTTGGAGCATAAACTTCTTGTATTTCAATTTCGTATGCTCGCCTACGATGTCGTCCACCTGCGGAATTGAGAGATTATTGATTGCTATATCCCCCATAAGAAGTCCATATCGTGCTATTGAAGAAGCAAGTCCCTTTGCAACCCCACCGATAATTTTCTTTGAGTTTGCTTGTGCTTGTGCGACAGTAAATGCTTTCTGTGAGGCGGGGGGAAGTTGCCCCGCGATTGTTTCCGATACCGATGCCTCGGACATACTCTGTTCGGTCATATTGAGCGAAGCGATAAGAGGATTGAGATTTGACGGCGGCATCAATGGAGAAACCTTTGTCTCCTTATCCGCGAACGCCACCACAGCGTTCGGATAAATGATATCTCCGTCTATCTTGTCTGAACCTGACACGGCGATAGGCATCTCTGCGTCAAGGATAGCCCTGTTAGCAATAATTTCTGTTGAAGCGTCATAGAGTGCGTTATCCCAGCGCATCGCGTTCATCATTGACTTGTAGAAAAAGAAGTGCGAGCCGATAGGATAGAAACCGAATTGCTGGAGGTTATAGCGCGGCGCACCGAAGTTGTCTCTATGCTTAATAGGATTGTTGTCTACGTTCGTATTACCCATATACACACCTCCTAGGAAACACACCTCACAATCTTCTCTACGGTTCTTGTAGGTTACTTCCTCCACGAGAGATGGATGCTCCTCGTCTTTGATTTCATAAAATAGTCCATCGTCTTCGTTATAGACTGTTTGTCGTCCGGCACCGACATAATTCCAGTTCTCGTGCTTCCCATATTTCGCTTCGGCTTCCTGATACTCAATCCATTTCCGCGTGATATTGAAACGATGCTTTTGGATATTCCTTTCAAATGCGTTGCTGATAAGCACTTGGTCTGCAGTATAAATAGGTGCTTTGAAGCCAGACAACACTTCATCCAGTATTTCTTTCTTCGTGTATTTCCCCGATTCCCCCTTAATCTTTATCTCTTGCATTACTTTCTGATATTCCGCGCCGAGATATACAACAGGGTCAGTTTCCATTGCGAACACAAGCGAAAGGAAGTTTTCTTTATAGTTAGAGTTCTCATCTTGCGCCATCCATTCCACGAGGTCGGTCATAAACTCGGATACGCCTCGGTCTATTTCATCATCATCATTCTGCGCTTGGAAAGAGGGAAGCATATAACCGGCTGTAAGATTCGCGTGCATAGCGATTCCTTTGTTACGAGCCATTGAGCGCGTTCCTCGCCATTTCCACGCATCGTTCGGGTCTTCAAACGATTCATCGACAAACGCATTGAACATCCTGCGCCCACGATTCATATCGTCCAGTACTGAACTTTCATTCAGCTCGTTCCAGTTTTTATTGAGTATCTGATGTCCGGTAGCGTAATCTTTTTTTACCATTGAACTAAACTCAATAATGTCTCTACTTGGAATATATGAGGAGGTTGGAGAACTGTCTTTTATGATGTCTTCAATCATGGTTTGTATAGCGTATGTCTAAAGACCTTTTGATTGAACACTTTTCTATTTTCAGTCGTGAGTTCTTTTGCTACCATCATAATCCATTTCTTGAAGAAGTTATATTGCTTGGTACTCATCTCTCCAATTCCATAAACAGTGAGTCGTGCTTGAATGTCAGATTTCTTTTTCTTTTTCATTGTCAAGATTATACCACACTATCGTCCCCTCATACGCGCGTATCCTGCAATAGGAGGCTTGTGGATAACTACACTCCCCGAAGATACTATCGTTTGTTCCATTGAAAGGGCATATCTGGCGGCATCGCACAAATGGTCATTCTCCTTTATCGGATTTTCATCCTCATTGTGCATTGATCTCCTATCGGGATACGAATATGTTTCCAATTCCCAAATAAGATTCTGGCAGGACTCATGAATATAAAGGCGATTCGACTTGAATAGTTCCCTCACCACATTTATTCCATTTCGTATACTGTCCTTATTCTTTATCACTTCGCGCACATTTATTCCTCGGCGTTTTAATTCCTCTATTCCACTTGCGCTTTCGGGGTCGGGATAACATTCATTCCATTTGAGCGCGGCGACATAATCAGCAATTTGAGCGTCTGTTTGTTGGGTTTTATACCATTCGCTTGTAATGAAATATCGCGCATCGCTGTCTTTCTCTATTGAAAGCACCGCACAAGGATTGGTAAAGCCGAAGTCCACACCGCCGAATAGTTTAATTCTGTTTATAGGGTCTGCTTCCACATCATCATCAGAATAAACATGACGTTCGCGGTCAAACTCTTTATAGACAAGTCCTTCGGTTTTGCGGAAGTCAGCCAAATATTCTTGGGCGAATCTGTCCTCGGTTATTTCTTTTTTTGCCTTGTCTATCTCTTCTTTTGGAAGAAACGGGTTGTCATAACTGGTGAAGTGAAATGACTTGTAATCGGTGTCTTTTGCTTCCATTCCGAACAGGTCGTAGAAGTGATTGAATCCTTTTGGCGTTGAGATGAACATTCCCTCGCCTTTCGTATCCGTGAGTGTCGGCCGGATAACCTCTTGCCAGTTCACCCAGAAGTTCCTCATCATTGCGATTTCGTCTATCACTATCAAATCAAATTGCTGTCCTCGGAGTGTTTCAATACTTTCCCATCCTCTTAGGATTATCTGTGAACCATTGACTAAAGTTATTTCAAGTCGTGATTCGTTTATGTTGCTTGCCGCCTCGGTGCAATCTTTCTTTAATTGACTCCACGCGATATCTCGCGCTTGCTGATAGGTCGGAGCGATATATGCAATTCGTGAATTAGCAATGGCCGCTCTCCCTTTCATCTGGTCAATAGCGAGTGTTGTTTTGCCAAAACGCCTTCCGCAATTTATGACGCGGAATCTATGTCTATCTAATGCAATTTCAGCTTGTGCTAGGGTTAACTTCATATCGTTGTGCTGTTTCGCCAGATACTACAAGTATCAATGTCTTATTTCCTTCGTTTCCCTGCTTCTTCATTCCCAATATCTCTGCGCCCAATGACAGTTCTTTTACCCTACGTTTCGGTTTCTTTTCAATGTCGTAAACCAACGCTGTCGTTATCAATTCCTCTGTAAGCCCAAAATCTGAAAGAGCTTGCCTCACTCCTTTTGATTCCATTATTTCCTTCGGTTTGTGTTTTGCAACTTTTGTGCTATAACCAACCGAAACCAACACATCTCGTTTATTCTTTCTCTTGTCTCTTGGGAGCGATTGATTCTTTACTATTGCCTCCGCTAAATCACTCTGAAGTGCTGTAGCCATATCATACCCGCGCAGTCCGCGCCGCATTTCTCATTGCCCAATTAAACCCTGAAAAGATAGGTGTGTGTTCTTTCCTCTCTTGTCGGGATAGGAGTTTTATTGCGAGATGTCGTTTCTGTTTGTGATTCATACTACTCATTCAATGAGATGAGGTTTGCTTGGTAGGAGTTTCCGCTGTTTATGTTTTGATTGTCTGCGTGGATTTCTGTGCGGAATGTATGTTCCGTGTTTTTATTCACTGTCAGATTTATCGGTAATTCAATTACGAGTGCATTCGCTTCTGTTGTTCCCATTGTTGCGTTGAGTGTGAATGGTACTTCTCCTTCTACTAAGTGTCCTTCCTGGCTCCAGTATCCAGCTTTTGATACAAGATTCTCTCCGTAATACAACTCTATAGACACATCTTTCGGTAGGGGTTCTTTTATCTGTATCCTGTACACTTTTATTGTGGCAGTTTTATACTGAATAGAACCTCCCGTCCGATTGTAGAACTTGTAGTGCGAGGCCCCTTGCGATTCTATTTTTGTTACGGCTTCTACTACCGGCGGAACGACAAGAATAGTTGTTGATGCTATCTCTGCTGATTGTGCAGGTAGAGATTCTGCTTGCGTTGTTGGCGTGATAATTACTTTCTGTGGGGTTTTGGGCATAATAATTGGTTGAGTTACTCCTAATGTTTGTGAGGGAATAAGAATTGCTCGTATGTTGTCAACAGTTGAATTATCTACGCCAAATGCAATTAGGATTGAGAGTATAGCTGTTGCCTGAAGCAGGGTAAGCATAGTTAGTTCTTATTTTTTGTCCAATAACTTGAATTACAGTTGTAATTGTCGTTATTCTTTCTGTTTTGGAAGTTCTTTTGCGCTTCCATTCTATAGTGAACCATTGACTTCACTTTTTCTACTCCTTTCGTATGCAGCTCGTGGTATCGCCATAAATTATTTGTATCTTTTAATCAACCAACGTCCAAACTCATAATCTCGTCCTGCGTAAGTCCGCCGTTTGCATCGTCCATCGCCAACTTTTCATTCTCTGTAAGTATTCCTTTCTCTTTTTTTGTCATCAGAACAAAACTCTCTATTGCTTTTGCTATCGCCTTCTCACCTTCACCGACTTCATTCTCCGGTTCTTCTGCAATGAGATTTCCTACCGTGATAAGCGAGGCCACCACTGAAGTCGCGTGCTCTACCGTATAGTATACCGCATCTGCTGGGTCAATGATGTCTTTTCCTATGTCAAGTGTTCCTCCTGCGTTTTCTTGGATTTGCTTGTAGGGAGCGAGGAGGGATTCTTTTAAGATATGACCTTCGGGAAGTTTGTCTGCGATTTCTTTTAAGCAAAGTCCCCCACCTTTTACATAGCCCGATTTGAGCGCGGCTCTACAAGCAAATACTGTGTCCTCTATCTTGAGTTTGAGCGGGAGCGACTCGGCATCAGTTGGACTTCCGACACGGATAACCCCGCCCGCCGAAGCCATTGAGGCGACTCTTCGTTTCATTAACATTTGGAATTGTGGCTCTTTTGTTTCCTCTAGTTGTCCTTTGAGGATTTCTATACGCTTTTGAATGGCGGATTTTTCTACCAGTTTTGTTTGTTTCTTTCCCTCTACACGCTCGGTTTCCGTGTACTGCTCTACTTGTTCTCCTCTGCCTCCGAGAGCCACCGCATCTTCTTTCGTTTCTGTGTCTTTGACGATGAGTTTCTCTAGAAATCCCATTACTCCTTTCGTAACTTGTTCCAATTTCATTCCCTTGTTTTTGTCTATGAGTGTTGCCCCGCAGAAGATAGCAAGGTCTTCTAATTGCTCTGTGCGAAGCCCTGGAACTTTTACAGGCCAAAGGAATGTGCCGTTTTGCCGTGCAAGCACCATATTTACCAATACATTCTCCGAGAAGTCGGGGGCGAGAAGGATTGCCTTCGTTGATTCAAACTTGCTGATTACGAAACGAGCAAGCATATCATTGTCCATTTTGTGATTCGTAATAAATACAGGGCAATCCTCTATGACCATTTCGTATCGCTCCGGCTTATTGACGAATGCCTTTCCGCAGATTTTGGCGTGAAATCTGTGTCCTTTGACGATTTCCGTTTCTATCTCGCCCTTATATCCCTCTACGACATCTAGGAATCCGTCCACCCCCACTTCATACGCCATTTTTGCAATGAGTTTTGAGGTGTCATTATCTTCTCCGAGTGAAACCGCCGAAATCTTTTCAAGTTCTGCGAGCGTTTTTATTGGCTTCGCCACTTTCGTTATTTCCTCTTTGATTTTCTTTGCTTCCTCTAAAATATCTTTTTTGAGTTGCATGACGCCTTTGGATTCGGTTTTTCCCGAAGAATATCCACTAGATTTCGCTTGGAGTTTTGCATATATGTCGTTGAAAAGAGACCGCGCCAAAACAGTGGTTGCGCTTGTGCCGTCTCCAACCTTGCGATTGGTACGCATTGTGGCTTCTTTGAAAAACTCTGCAACTAACTTCACGAATGGATTTTTGGGCTGTATAACCTCGGCAGTATAAAATCCATCATCGACATTCCTCGGCCCGCGATTGTATGTCCGATACATCAAAGTTGTTTTCGCTTCTGGCCCAAGTGTCCTACTGACCGGAATCGCTATAGCATCTACGCCATGTTTCAAATACTCAAGAACTTTCTTATCCGAACTGCATACCAATGTTGATTTAGACATATAGTTTTATATTATCCGATTATAAGTTATTTGTCAATAATTTTTTATTCCCCTTTTAGATAGGATGTACATTTCCAGCAGTCGTGTCCTCCTTTTTGGTTGGAGTATCTGTTTCCTCCTTTCTGTTCTTTTTTGCAGGTGGAGCAAATCCATTTCATTGTTTCTATTTTCATTTCAGTTTTTCTATTAAATCGGTAAGGTATTCTCTGGTGAGTTTTGTGTGTTCGTTTCTTTTTGCTTCCACGGCCTTTACTCGTTTCTCGCCGATTTCTTGTACTAAATGTTGGCGGAACTTTATAGAATCCCCTTTTCTCATAATGTTACAGGCGAAACACTGGGGTCTGGCATTGTCAAAATCCCACCTCGCTGATTTATACCACCGGGAGAGATAGTGTCCAGCGTGTAGTCGCTTGATAAGAAAGATGCCGAGACATGTGTAGCACTGGTTTACTTCGTTACCCTCCATATCCTCTAATTTCACTTTGCCCTTATTTGCCCGCACCTTGATACTAAACAAGCGGTCGCACTCCTTTATCAATTTTGATATGGAAAGTGGTTTACGAGCCAATTTGGGGCTTCTGGTGGGCTTCCTGCGCTTGATACCCGTTCGTTTAATCATAAAAGAGCGAATTGTTCTGTTGTTATGAGTTGTCCGGTAAGAGGATGCCGGACAAAATCTATTTTCTTTGCGGGTTTTTCCTTGAAGAGAAATGCACGCCACCATCGCGCACCGCCGATTTTCTTTGTTTCAAGGGTGTATACCGCGCCGTCTATTTCTCTTGTCGCTTCTCCTTTGTCGGGGACATTCTTGTCAAATACCTCATAAAGTCGCGTATCGCTTTCCGAGCCAATCATCTCATTCCCGACCATCTTCCGTTCTAGTTCATACGCCCTGCGCCACTCGCGGTGTTCGGCTAATGAAAGAATACAGAGGTCGGCTTGCTTCATACGCTTTTAGTGGGTGTGAAATACTCAGTTTTAATATGTCCGAGTAAACTTTTCCAATCGCGTTTTCTTATTGCTTTCAGATAAAATCTCCAGCCATACCATTCATTCAAGTGATAGAAAACTTTGCTTTGGTATTGACCAGTTGTCATTACTGAAAGGCCGGGAATAGGTAGTTTAGAGTACGTTTCTAATGTTTCTTCTAAATTGAAATCTCTTTTCATATCTCCTTTACTGATTTAGGTGGTTTCATAGAACATCGTCTTTATGAATAGATACATATTTCAAGAAATCTACTATTCTTTCCATTTCTAATTTCGCGCCTTCTATCGTCCAACCTTCTTTATCAGCTCGCGGAAGTAAATATCCATTCGCAAGCATATACAATCGCTTAAGTGATATTTGTTTTCTCATATCTTCTCTACATTATCATAATGCGCTCTTTGTGTACATAACCATCTGGGGATAACTATTCCCCTACCTCACCCATAGTGCGGAGTGTTTTTTGTTGTGTTTTTTATGGCGATACGCCTGTTCGGGATCGCTTCTTTCTATTCGGGCGTGGTTGCTGTGCGTTCCTGCGAACGGCCTCGGTCTTTCGTTTAGACGTAGCCCGACCGCCCTTCTGTGAAAAGAGACGGTGAGCTTCTTTGATGTCTTCGGGAGTCATATTTATTTCATCGCCGCAAGAATAATGTCGCCTGCTTCCAACCCAGTAAATCCCATTTTACGAATCGCGGATACTTTTTGCGCGTTGCTTTTTGACCTATCTTCCGCAACCTTGAAGGCCGCGAGTTCTAACGTTTGACTATGCTCTTTTATTCTTTTCATAGTGTTTTTTGTAAGAGTGTCTTATGTGTTTCTCTTATGTCTATACTCTAACAAAGCGGTCTGCTAAATGCAAGGAAGTTATCCCCTTTTTAGCAAAGTTGAACTTGGAGGGTGAATTATACGGTGTATTGTCTATGTTTTTTAGATGCACTCACGGAAGCGTTTTTTGTGTTGTAATGCTTATTTGGGTAGATACAAAGAACTATTGAGCGAATGTCGGTAATCTTTCTTTCGTCCAGTGCGTACATCATCCTTTATCACACTCAATAAATAATAGTAATCATTTATGTTTTTAAGATGTGCGGTTTTTGCGAGGATTCTGCCGAACGGATAGCCCGTGAGGGTTGCTAATTCTTTTAAGAGATCGCCGCGCTCGTTGCTTGCTTTCTTGCCGTTTGGTTTGAATCGCTCCATTACTCGTTCTTCGTTAAAGAGATTCTGAATCAGCTCCATATTATTTGTTGTGTGGTCATAGACTCCTAAAAAAGTCCATTCGTTCTCCCCATTCTTTTCGTAATTTCTTCGGCATATTTTTCTTGAAATTGTTCCGCGCTCGTTTTGTCTTTATCTTTCTCCTTGTCTTATATCCATTTCCTATATCTACCATTTCTGACTCTTCTCTCTGTATTCTAGGTATTAGTATTTTCATATTGATTCCCTAAGATTGCGTAGATGCGCCCCCCTCCCCCATAGAGTATGGAAGAAGAAAGCGCAGATTCCCTTGAGTTGCCTTCTGTTTGACGGCATGAAGTAGCCTACGCTGGAACAGGGCTTGTGATTAGAGTCGTCCCCGTTATACCCCCCACGACTATAAAACAAAAAACGCCGTGAAGCGTTTTAATCAGAAACTTCGCGCACAGCACAGTCTGGAGATGAAGCCAAAATGCACTGCGCCGTGCGCGAAACTGCTGATTGGTGTTTCATCTCCATACCCCAAATATAGCAACTAGCGGGGGTGTGTCAAAGGGGAGGAGGGGATAACTTTTCTTGTGTTTATTTTATCTTGCCTGTATGATGTTGATATGAAAACAAAAGAAATTGTGATAAGTAAAAAACCCTGTTCTCGTTGTGGTTCTACTATGTGGCATAGAAAAGGGCAAAAGTTTCCAGAGACATTAAACATTTGTTATGGATGTTCCATTCGCTCCGAGTTAGCATCAAGTGGAGGCATCGCCCGCGCTAAAAAACTATCCGCCGCGCGAAGAAAAGAAATCGCAACAAAAGCATCCCATTCAAGGAAGAAATCCCTCTCCCACTACACCACTCTCTATGAAGAAACAATATAATACAGAAATGGAGAGAGCTTTTGATAAAGCATTTCCTTTAGAACGAAGGGGAGTTGGTAGTGGAACATTTAGAAGAATTAGTATCGGTAAGTTTATATCGTTCATTCGTAAGGAAGAGGAAAAGATATTTAATAGCAAAAAGGGGACAACAATATACATTCCAAAGCGTGATGGAACAGAACAGGTCTGGCGTTTAGTGGAAGTTAGAAAATGGCGTTAAAATCCATACTCTATGAAGAATAAAAGCGATACGCCTCTCCTCTAACTCTCCCTCTACTCCCACTCGCGCGTACCGATTATTGAAGTGTGGTGTAGTAAGAAGTGGATAACCTCAAATGACTTGTATATCGGTTTTTAGAGGGCATAGGAGCGATGCTCGGAACGAAACTTGACACGAAATACGCTGTATTTTATGGGTTTTTGAGCATTTTCTCACATTTTGACTGCGTATTTCCTAGTTCGTTTGGCGAAAAACACTGAAATATGGCGTAGAATATAGGTATAATTGGACAAGTGTGCTATACTTAATTCAGGCCCCGAAAGGGGGACGCGCTCATTGAAATGAAAGACACAAAAGAACTTGGTGTTATCAAATCCAAATGCGCTTGGTGTGGAAAATCAGACGGAGGCCCGTGGAGCGGAATGGCTTTACTCGGAGCAATGAAATATGTACACACCGATTGCGAGGATGGGTGGGAACGAAGCAACAAAACAAGTCAGAAAGCTATTGGAGCCTTAAATGACTTCTTCGGCAAACTGATGAACGAAAAGAAATAGCAACCCCGCCAGAGGTCGCCACTTACAAGAAAGCATACACCCCTTTGCCTAGCGCGTCCAGAGGGGTGTTTTGCTTGCCCACGCCCCTCGTGCGTACTGGGTGTGGGGGTTATCTGAGTATTTTCATTTTCATAAAGACGAGATTTCTCATTAGTTTTTTATGTTCCGCTTTTAGTTTGTGGTAATTTGACACATTTGGAGAAATACTGCGTAAATATCGCGACAAATATTCCAACCTATCCTTTATCAATCTTGTCTTATGTTCTATCGTTTCTTTTTTCATAAGTAACTACCCATACAGGTTATAAGTAATTAGAGAGTTATCCTTTCGGGAGTAAATTATACACTATTTCACTTACTTCTTTTGCCTCATTTGCCGTCCAAAGTTCTTCATTATCAGCACAAACAATATCAGTAAAGGTAATTTTCTTAATTAAGAATCCGTTTCTTGTTTCAATAATTCTTATTTCAATTTTTTCCATACAGGTTATAGAGAGTTAGTGGATAATCTTTATCTTTCCTTTTGGCGGAATAACACTCACGAACAAATCCTTCTCTGAATACTCGATATAGATTCTTTTTTCTTTGAGAAGTTCCCAAAGAATCTTTGAGAGATAAGTCGGTGTCGGGCCGGAGTCGGGAATGGCGTCGTAGAGTTTCTTGAATGTGCGCCACTTTATTTTAGGTGAGAAGTAGTATTTCATAGGTTAGGTGGATAATGGCGTGCGCTTTGGGCGGCCGCGGGGTTTCCTGGGTGCGTCAAATAAAGTCGGAGGTGCGGAAACAAAGCCCTGCCCCGGTATCATTTCAAGTTCGCATTTCATCCCCTCGGTCGCCGAGAGTTTATTCTTCCTGATTTCTGCTTCTAGGAACAAGATAGATTTCTTTCCGTCTTTCGTGCGCTTCGCGGGTTTGCCATAGGAACGCTTGAGGGTAAGCCATTGACTAATAGCGTACGAGAGTTTTTCGCCGCCCGATGCCTTTAGACGGCCACTTTGAATGTCGGTGAATTGGTGGTTCAATACGATAAGAGCGTGGTTCTTTTTTGCGAGGATAGGAACTATGCGCCTGCAAAATGCCCCCACGAGCCGTGCTTGTCCGCCTATCGTTCTACCTTCCGCGCCCTTCTCCATTTCTTCCCTCGGAAGTAAAGAACCAACGGCATCTAAAACAATCACTCCGTTTTTATGCCCACTCGCCCATTTTTCAATAGAATCAAGATACGCCTCTGCAAAGTCCTCAATAGACAAATCAAGCGTTTTACAATCAACTCCGAGTATCTCCGCATAAGAGTTAGCCCATGCGATTTCACAATCAGCGTAAAGACAAGGATGTTTTTCTTTCTGCGCTCGCGCAACAATTTGCATAGCCAAGGTGCTTTTCCCCACACTCCAAATACCCGACACTTGAAATATCTTGCGGAAATGAAGTCCTCCTCCCAAGATAGTATCCAACGCTGGAAAGCCGGTGGGCATTATTTCTATCTTTTCGTAGGGTGATTCTATTGCCTTCATAACTCTTTCATAAATGATTTCTCTATCAGTTCACGGACAATTTCTGCTTCACCTTTACCCAGTTTCTTCGCCAACTTTTTTAACATCACCCTATGTTTATCTTTCACTCGCACCATCATTCCTCGCATCTTCTCGACTGTTTCTTGTGTCATATAAGATACTTGTACCATAGTTAAATGTGTAGCGCAATACGTTATCCCCAACTGACTTTCTGGGTACTTGCGTATTGCGCTATACGGGTGTATATTGACTTATAGACAACAGCAACGGTAGCAAAGGAGTTCCGGCTCCGCTACACGATAGCAACTTGTCGGTCGCTCACCGCAGAGTGGGCGTGAGGAAACAAACAATTGCTTTCTCTCGCCTGTTCTGCAAAGACAGGAAATTATTAGAGTGCCTTGTGTCGCGTTCTCTGGGTTTACTCACAAGGCGAACCCAGAACACGCCAAAAACTAAAATGAAAACAAAAAATATATTTTGGACAGTAAAAGACGAAAGAGGAATTAGACCAATGGCGAAGATTGATCGCAACGATATTTATGGAGAGGAAGCCGTAAGGGACTTTGCAGAAAAAAAAGGAATGACTGCGGTACGAGTAGAAATTAAGGAAATCTGATATGGAAACAAATATAGAAATGGTGATGTGCGGTAAATGCGACAAAAAGATTACTCCTAATCTCATCGCTTCGTTTGGCAATGACCACCACGACCCCGATGAAGTGCATTGCGAGGATTGTTTTAGCGGCGCGGTCGCGCGGGCGGAGAGTATGGATGAATCGGTATGATATTTGCCCCGCTCGGATTGTTCGCGCTCTATGTGATTATTGATTCATTCTTTCAGGTATGACGAAGTTTTTATTCAAGAAAGGAAATAGATTTGGATTCAAAAAAGGACAAACCCCATGGAATAAAGATAAGAGACTTCCACAATTCTCTGGTAAAAATAATCCATTTTTTGGGAAGAAACATCATAAAAAAACAAAAAGAAAAATGAGTGAAGCTCAACACAATCGTAAAGACAATAAAGGTGAAAGACATCATAGCTGGAAGGGGGGAATTATGAAAGACAAAAAGTATGTTTCTTGGCTCAAAAATAAAAGAAATAGGCAGACTAAAGCTGGCGGACATACTTGGAATGAGTGGGAAACTCTAAAAGCTCAATACAATTGGACTTGCCTGTGTTGTAAAAAGCAAGAACCAAAAATTAAATTAACGCTTGACCATATTATACCGTTGTCAAAGGGCGGTTCAGATAACATAGAGAACATTCAACCTCTTTGTGGGAGTTGCAATAGCAAGAAACATACTAAAAACACAAAATATGGCTAATCTTCACCCCGTAACCGAATCAGTGAACATTCTCACGGACGAAGAAAATAATCCGGTCGCGCTCATACGAAATAGAATTATGTACAGCATTGACCCACTTGATAATGATGGAATTGCAATGCTCTTCAATGGAAATGAAAGAATGCCGCTCGTGCCGAATCAACTAAGAAAAGAGGTATGAACGCCAACCTTGAAAACGCGCTTCGTATCATTCTTGATTTCGTTGAGAGACGGAACAAGCAAGACGCGGAGAAAGAAGTGTCGGAAGCAGTAGAAATTGTAGAAACTTACTTGAACTCATTTTCTGACTTATGAAAAGAAAACCGTATATGAAGAAAAAGATGCGTTCGCTCAAAGCGTCAAAGTTTCAGAAAGTCGCGTATCCGTTTGGTCTCGCAGAAATGTGGAATCACGCTCTCACTACCGCCGAACGCAGATCGATTGAAGCACGCGACCGGCTCTGGGCTACGGATATGGCGCGGGGATATGTGGATGTTTTTCTTTCAATGAAAGGCAAGAAACCCACGAACCCTCCGAATGCCCGCGCTCTCCGTAAGTTTGAGGCGGGAGATGTGTGCGAATGGGTTGTGAAGAATGTTCTTATTCGCGCCGGACTGCTTCGCGCCGAACAGAAGCGGGTGGAGTATCAGTATAAGGGAATGCTCCCGATGACCGCGCGACTTGACTATATCGTTGGCGGCAAGCCGGACATTGAGAAAATACGCGCAGAGCTTGAAACAATGGATGTGCCGGATGTATTCAAACGAGCTTCATTCTCTATCGTTGAGCATATCAGTCGGAAATATCCTAAAGGACTTCCCGAAATGCCGTTTGAGATAAAGAGTATTGCCTCATTCGGCGCGGATGCTATGGAAAGGAAGGGTAAGAGTATCAAGGCACACCGTATGCAACTCAAAATCCAACTCAACGGCTCGCGCTATGACCGAGGAATGCTCATCTACATCTGCCGAGATGACCTTCGTATGTTTGAGTTTGAGGTCATACGAGGTGATAAAGTGGTGGAGAAAGAGGTGCGGACTTTCTGCAAGGATATGACCAATTTTTGGCGGCGCGATGAACAACCGCCGCTAGAACAACCGATTATCTTTGACTGGGACGCGGGGAAGTTCTCAAAGAATCTGAAAATAGAATACTCACAGTATCTCTCCAAACTCTATGGATTCAAAGAGCCGCGAGAATACAGCGATAAGTTCTTGCCCACCGTGTCAAAATGGAACCGCGTCCTCTTGCGCGTAAAGAAAGGGGACAAAATGACCGCTAATAATAAAGATGCGATGGACGAAATGAAAGCCGAGGGGTTCAAAGTGAAAAAGATTATTAAAGAGTTTGCTAATGGCGAAGAATAAGTATGAGAATCTTTCTTGATACCGAGACAACAGGAAAAGAAAAAGATGACCGGCTTATTCAAGTTGCATACAAGTATGGGAGTGCTACGGTCAATGAATTGTTCAAGCCACCAAAGAAGATAGAAATTGAAGCAATGGCGGTTCACCATATAACCGAGAAAATGGTCAGTAATCAACCTACATTCAAAGATAGTCCTACTTCTAAAGAATTAGCAACACTGTTGGAAACGAATATCCTCATTGCCCATAATGCCTCATTTGATGTAGAGATGTTAAAACGCGAAGGAATAGAAGCAAATAAAATAATCTGCACTCGCAAGGTTGCTTCAGCACTTGATGTCAGTGGAGTTATACCGAGTTATGCTCTTCAGTATTTGCGCTATTTTCTTGACTTAGATATTGAGGGAATGGCGCACGATGCTCTTGGTGATGTGTTGGTCTTAGAGAAGTTATTTGACCGTCTTTCATTGAAAATGAGCGAAGAAAAGATGCTAGAAGTATCCTCACAGCCAATGCTTATTAGACAGTTCAGATTCGGGAAATATAATGGTAAAAGTATTGAAGAAGTATCAAAAACCGACTCAAATTATCTTCGTTGGCTACTAGAACAAAAATCTATGAAACCAGAAGGAGAAGAAGATTGGATATTCACTCTTCATTATTATTTGAATCGCGCGAATGAAGATTAACAACCCACATAACCTAATACAATATGAGCAAATTTGAAGAACGAACAGGTGCAAACAAACTCTTTCTGAAGATTATTGAGGGGTCATTCCGTCAATCCGTCCCCGCGAAAACCGAGGGAGCGATTGTAAGAGAACACAAGGGGAAGATATACACCGAGATTGAGTACCCGCCTGTATTCGGCAAGATAACCGATGTCGCGTTTGAGCAGAACGAATGGGAAGGAAAGAAGTTTAACAGTTTGGTGCTCACAATGGACGAGAACGAGGACACGGGGAAGATACCGGTCATCACAGTCGGCGTTGATTCAAAGTACGCGCAGGACTTAATGCACCGTCTGCCGAACATCAAACTTGACGAGGACGTGCGTATTCGTCCGTTTGCCTTTACACCCGAAGGCGAGGATAAGGAAGTAACTGGCATTGAGATTATGCAAAGGGATTCAATGGATAAGTTCACCAAGAAAATCACCTCGTACTTCTACAAAAAAGACGGCGAAAGGAATGTCGCAATAAACGGTTTTCCAGTTCGTGAAATACCGTGGGACGAGCAGACCGAAGAGGAGCGGGAGATATACAAAATCAAGCGCAAGGGGTTCCTTGTGAACTTCATCAAAGAAAATGTTATCTCAAAGTTTGAAAATGTGGGATTGAATCAAAAGCCACCTCAATCCTACGAAGAAGAACAGGAACGAAATACTGCCAAAGACCCGCTAGAAGATGAGTTTGATCCGTCAAAAATACCATTCTAACCTATGACCCACCACGACAATAAATGGCTTGTCTGGCTCATGTTTATCAGTTTACTTGTGAGCGATATAGCAATATATATGTTGCTCACAACGGATGTAGCGTGTCCTAGCCGACTCGTGGGAAATGTTTTGAATCCAGACGGGATAACAATTCACGTTTTCTGTCATTACTAAATCAATATGAAAAGCTTCCACGACGACACATTGAAGGAGTTTGACGAGAAGTTTCCATTTCAGAGAGATATCGGGAATCAAAATCGCAATAAAATCAAATCCTTCCTCACCACCCGTCATACCGCCTACCAGAATCTTCTGGTGGAGAGGTTAATAGAATTAGAGAAAGAGATGCTCCCTAACTTTCCAAAAGATATAGAGGGAATAACAGAGGAAACGGCACGTCTAAAAGAAATTGTTGGCCACAACCAAGCCCTCTTCGACATCATCGCCTTAATCAAAACACTATGAACTACGAACTTGCTAAGGAGTTGAAAGATGCAGGATTTCCACAAGACGGGGAAGGCCATAGGTTGCCCTTAATTCCTCAATACGAAGACGGTGTTACTCCAGTAACTCAGTACGAGCTATGCTATGTCCCAACCCTCTCGGAACTCATAGAGGCGTGTGGAAAGAACTTTTGGTCTCTCGGTAGAGCAGTAAGTGGAAAATGGTTTTGTTGCGGCGCACAAGACGATGAAGAATTTGCTGAAAGCACGGCACATCATTCAACCCCCGAAGAAGCCGTCGCTCGTCTCTGGCTCGCCTTAATCAAAGAGATATGAAGATACTTATTGCTTGCGAGTTCAGTGGAATAGTACGAGATGCTTTCATCGAAAAAGAACATGATGCGTGGTCATGCGATATTCTGCCAACAGAAGGAAAGTATACAGATAATCATCTAATGACTGATGTAAGAAATGTATTAGATGAAAAATGGGACATGATTCTTGCATTTCCTCCCTGTACCCACTTAGCAGTCAGTGGCGCACGGCATTTTGCCCAAAAGAAGGCAGATGGTCGCCAACAACAAGGGATTGACTTCTTTATGTTATTCGCTAGTAATCCGTGTCCAAAGATAGCGATAGAAAATCCTGTTGGCATAATGAGTTCCTACTGGCGTAAGCCAGACCAAATAATCCAACCGTATGAGTTCGGACATCATTCAAAAAAGACGACGTGTCTTTGGCTTAAGAATCTTCCTTTTCTTTTCCCTACTAATATTGTTGAACCGGATATAAAAACTTACGTCGACGGAAGTCGATTCAGTGCTGACTACGCATGGTCAAGAGCAGACAAGAGAGGAAAAACTTATACTGGTATAGCTAAAGCAATGGCTGAACAGTGGTCGTCTAATTAACCAAATATGGAACCCCCAACAACCATCAACTTAATCAAAAAGGTATGAAAGCAACCGCACAAGCATTATTTATTCTCTTCGCTTGTTTCGGTTTCGTTGTAGTGTCAGCGATGATATTTCATCTAATGACAGGTGAATTAGTTATTACTTTAATCCAATAGGTATGAAAGAAGAACTTATAAAACTCTACAATCAGTATCTTGAAGAAAGTGTAGATGAGCGTACTCATCTAATGACAAATCTTGATACTGGAGTAAAAGAACCGAGAGAATTGAAAGGAGACTTTGATGGATTTATAAGCTGGCTTGAACAAAACTAACCTATGAAACCCCCAACAACTAAAACAAGTAAGGTGAAGGCGTGGATTGTGGTGAATACAAGGACAAAAAGTATTCGCAAATTATCACTCTACAAGGACGATTTGGAATATGAAATGTGGAAATCACCTCATAAAATTATTCCTTGCACCATCTCTTACTAACTAAATTATGAAATACAAACAAAAACTGCCAGCGAAAGTAGAGAAAGACCTTGACACATACATTGAGCGCAAAAGTACTTGCAAAGCGTAGTGCATTGTGATATGCTCTTTGTATGAAAGGAACATATTATTGGATACCAGCGAGCGTTCGAAATGAGGTTGCAAAAAGAGATAGAGGTATTTGTACTCACTGTAAAAAGAAAGCAACAAAAGCAATTATAAGTAAACGAGGCGTGCTAACTTATTTTGACGAAAACGGTAGAGCATTTCATTTAGACCATAAAAATCAGGTCATAAAAGGTGGAAAGCACACCGCAAAAAATCTAGTATTGTCGTGCGAGAAATGTAATCTCTCTCAAAGAAAGATGAAGTTAGCGAATGATGAGGACATTAAAAAAATACTTAAAGAATATGAGTAACACAATCGTGTGGAAGAAGGAACATGGTGATGTTATTAAAGAAAATGGAAGAACACCGCGCGAGTGGTATGTGAGGAATTATGTGGACACTCGGTTGATTCCTTTCATCCGCGATAACTTCATTTCAAAGGAGAAGATGCGTGAGGAGATTGAGAAACTAAAAATAAAAGAAGGTGTCGGCAACTCGTATTACATTGCTCTCTCTGACATCTCTCGCGCTCTTGAGTTATGACCTACTGTTCCTGTGAACACCCTATTCCAGGAGAAGTTATGCCTGACATGTGTGTACAATGCTTGAATCCTATATTTAGAATCGGAGAAGTGCATAACAGAACATCTTGATAAATGAGTTGCTATAATTGAATGAGATGGTCTTTGAAAGAGTTGGAGTGTTTGATTCTGTGGTGGTCGTAAGATCCTTTCATCCTATCGCGCGTAATGTGATGAAGACCACAGAGCCAAGCACTTCAACAAAGGAGGGATAATGCTCACAAAACACCATAGAAAATGTCGTTCTAACGGTGGCAAAAGTAACAAAAGAAACATCTCGTATCTCGAACATGAAATTCATCAGGCGTGGCATCTAATCTTCGCAAACCGCACGCCAGAGGAAATCGCCGACATTCTCACAAGGAGGTTCATCGACCCCGATTACTTCATCGTAGCCATCAAAAGGAGGTAGAGGCATGGAGAGAAAGGACTCGTTTTGTGGATGGTGCTGCTTACTCATATTCCCGTTTGAGGAGCGAATCAGTGTCAAGGACAGGGATAAGGACTATCATCCGTCCTGCTTCGACAAACAGGTGAAGAAAGAAGTCGAGACGAAAGGAGGTCGCCGTGAAGTTATGCCACTGTTGCGGAAGAATACATAGTGACAGTGATTGGCTCATGCTCCCTTATGTCGGGCTTTGGGTAGCGGACGACGAGTCAATGATACTCGAACTTCGCAACTGCGACGGCATCAGGGAAAACGGGAAGCCGTGCAACAGCACCATATCCATTGATGTGACAGAGGAGATGACAGGACAAACTAGTTTCTCGGACAACTGAAAGGAGGTGGAGATGTGGTTTTCTATTTTCTTTCTATTCTTCTTGCTGATACCAACGACTGCAAAATCTGGTGGTGTGTCTAACATCGGCGTGGACGCGGAGTGCGTCCTTGAGAAAGGAGTGGAAGATGAGATATGGGAGCATCGCTTGGATGCGTTCGAGGTTCAGGAGCGCACTCCTTCTTCAATCTTTGCGATTTGGATTGGCACGCTCTATCTTGAGGGTGACTTCCGACTCGTGGAGTACGAGGGTCAGAAAACTTTGGTCATTCATGCGGTAGATTTCGCCATTCG